TATAATTTTGGATAAGCAATAAACAGCATGGATATAATATGATGAAAAATAGTATCTAATTTATAGAATGGTAAAAAAAACGTCTCAACGAATAAATAAAAAAACATGATATCATTTAATCCATTAAGATTGGATACATAGATTATATTGTAAATTGTATATAATGAAACGCCGAGTAATACATAATGTTGGTATTTTTCTACTTCCTCTTTGTAATAAATTGGAGTGTCAACAAAAAAATTTATTAACATACGTACATTGTATATAATAATTTTTTTATATGTTTTATGTTTTATCTTAAACGAACACCATTTGTTTTGCCAGTTCTATAAATTCGTCACTGCTACTACTGGTACTAATTCGTCTCACGGGTTCATCACTATCTGTACCAGAAATATCACTTAAGCTGCGAATTGTGTTAGTACAGTAACTACTTATACTCGTTGTTATTGAAGAACATGCGGAGTTGCATGTTGTTCCAGTACGTATTTTTTCTTTCAACAATTCCAATTTCCCCAAATCAATCTGTAAAATCAACTTCACTGATATTGCATCAGCACATCCCATACATACAAAGTAGGTTGTATTGGAATGGTGCGGAAATTTCATGGAGCATTCTGCATCATCACAAATACCATTACCACACTTGTTACAGCTGTATTGTGGTGTATTTACTTGACATCTCTCACATACATCATCATCGTAATCATCGTAATTAGCATATACACCATATCTACTTACCAACCCTCTCTCGCGCTCATTAACCGCGTATTCAAAATATCGTGGTGAGTCGCTCATTGTATTCATTTAATTGTTACATTCGTTAAAATCCATATTGTATGTATTTTCTATCAATTTTTTACATTTATTGATAGAAATATCTACCTATATTCTATAATGAAAGGTTTAGCCAAACGAAATAACAAAACCCGAGGGAAAACAGTTCGTAGAAGAAAGAATAATAGAAAAACAATTCGTAAAGGGAAAAAACGCGGAGGAGCAGGATTGGAAAACACTTTACCACAACAAAAAGCTGAATTAATGGTTCGTAAAAATAAAGCAGATAAGGATTACCAAACAATGTTAAATATAAAAGCTACTGTATTCAATGCCGCAGAAACAGTATTTAAAAACACAGTAAAACAAGAAAATGAAAAAAAAAATGGTTATATAGAAACTAAGAATGAAGATGGAGATGAAAATCCACACAAAAGAACAAAATATAATGATCCAGATGGAAAAATCGCTGCGGCTGACGTTATTTTTGAACAATTAATGAATAAATTAAATAAAGAAATAGCAACAGCAACAACAGATTATAAAGAAAAAATAGAACGTATACAAGAAGAATTTTCAAATATAACACAAATGGAAAAAGAACTACAAGAAACAGCCTATATTAATGCCAAAAAAGATAGAAAAATAGAGGAAGCAAAAAGAAAGAATAAAGAAGAAGATAAATACTTATCACCATTAAATAACGGTACTGTTTTTAATGTTGATCAGGGACTAGGTTTAAACCTTACGGAAGAACAAACTTATAATATGGACAACCTTGACTTTAGAAATATGGAAGACGAAGGTTTAACTTTTAATGGTGGAAACAAAAGAAAAACTCATAAAAAGCGAAAGTAAAAATACTTAAATAAGAGTTGATAATAATATAAAAATGGATTATTATCAGCAAACAATTGAACCTTTATATGGTAAAAAACGCGACAATGTATTAGATACTACATTATTAAAAAACAACGATATACCCCATAAATATAATATAACTGACCGCGTAGATATGACGAACCATGCAACATATAGCATTGACCCAGATGGGTGTGAAGATGCGGACGATGCCTTTAGTATATATACGGAAGACAACAAATTATACTTAGCGATACATATAGCCGACCCGACTGAGCATATCAATCCCGATTCATTATTATGGAAAGACATAGAAAATAGGATAGTGACCCGATATCCGTCTAATCAAAAACCGATTCATATGATTCCAGATGAAATCATGGAAAGGTCAAGTTTAATGGTGAATCAGTATGGAAAAGAAAAATTAGCAATCACTATATTGACCGAGATTCAACCAGAAACATACAAGCCGATAGGTAAGGTGAGATTATTATTTACAAAAATTGTAGTGAACGAAGAAAACGCACTGAGTTATGCAAAAGCAGGAACACTATATTTCACAAATGACGTATTAATGAATGGAATAAACATAAGTAAGGCGCTTACCGAAATCAGGAGTGGGAGAACCAAAGGAGTCATTTTAAACGAGGTATCAAATTCTTATGTAAAATATGACGAGGACTCAATATATTTATACCGCGATTCCCCGACCGAGGTTTTAATGAAACAGATGATAGCAGAGTTTGCGATATTTGCAAATTCTTTTGTAGGAGAATATTTAAAAATCAACTTTGAAGGCGTTGGTATATTTCGTATCTGTTCTGCAAGTGAATGGTTAAGTACGGTATATAGCGGAATAACCGGTCAAGAATTATTAAATGAAATTATCGTGAATGGTATACAAGCAGATTACATTTCAACGGTAAAGCCGCATGACTTGGTAGGTTCTCCAGAGTATTGTCATTTTACATCCCCCATTCGTCGTTTATCCGATTGTGTATGTCATTATCTGTTAAAATACATTCATTTAAAACCAACCAGTCCTGGAATGCCGATTCCATTTACGAATCAACAATTAGAAATATATTCAAGCAAATGTATGGAGGTTTCTAAAACAATCAAAAAAACTCAATACAAGGATACAAAATATCGTTTACTGCAAACCATGAATACCATGTTATTATCAAGACCTGCATTAACAATACAATATTATGTAAGTTGTTATCTAAAATCATTTTTGAATATAATAATTTGTAATATAAATGACCACACAGTATATTTGTCTTATACATTACGAATCCCCGATTTACAAACAGAATATGTAGTTAAGCAGGTAAAACCTCTGGCGGTTACTAAAGTAAATTATACAAATAAATTTGATGAAGGAAGCATACCAGAATTGGATAGGTTGTATATTACATAAATTTGTCTATGTATATCATAATGGGAACACGAAAGAATAGAAAATCCAAACAAATAAATAACAGGTTTCGCAAAAGTCGTTCAAAAAAACAAAAAGGTAGTGGAGCCAATTGTTCAAGACCAGGACACTGTACCACTGACCAAAATATGGAGGAAGAAGACCCAAATTCTATAAACGAATATCTTGTAATGGCAATTGAAGATGAAACGCCAGAATACGTGAAAGAATATTTAGATAAAGGTGCAAATCCAAATATATTGATTCTGGATGAACATCTGCATTTACCTGAAGATGTACGTGTACGCCTAGAACCTGAACTAGTTCCGGCTAGTATATATGCGGCAAGGCATATCCAACCTTCTACAATCCTGGAATACTTAGTGAAAGGTGCATTTCTAGAACCATATTTGGGTACAACACTATTAATAGAAGCGGCTGAATATGGTAATTTACATGCAGTAAGGTATCTGCTGAGTAAGAAAGATGTCGATATAAACGCTACAACTGGAAGTGGTGTACCTGCTATTGCGTATGCCGTGCTGAATGAAGACATTCCCATGATTAGACTTATGCTTGATAAAAGAAAAGGCGAAATAGATTTTAATTATAAGATTCAATATATCGATAATGAAGACGTGATAACTTATTCACCTGAAAACGTGATAAATGATGCAGCTAACAGGGAAGATCCAAACGTAGCAAGTATATTAAAAGAGTATGCAAACAAAATTAAACATAAAAACATGAGAGATGTCAGGTTTGTAATGGAAAAGGGAAAAAATAAAGACGGAAGACCATTATTGCCACGCGCACGTAGAGATGTAGCTAGTATGGTAGGTGAATTTCTTGGCGGAAAAAGGAAAACAAGAAAAACACGTAAGAATCATCGTAATAAAAAGTAAATTATATTCAAGTGATAGAGAACCTGAATATAATTATGAAACCCAATCTAAAAACATATGAAAACACATATAAATATAAAATTATATACTAAAATAATACCAGGTTCTCCAATGCCTCCAAAAAATTACAAGAAATATACAAATAAAAAAAGTTCACAAACAATATCTTCGGCTAATCTCGGTCATGCCAAGTATTTGTTTATCGTAGAGTCACCATCCAAGTGTGCAAAGATAGAGCATTTTCTGGGTGAAGAATATTGTTGTATATCGTCCAAAGGGCACATACGAACAATAGAGGGATTAAAATCCATAGACACCAAAGAAACATTTGTACCAACATTCACAATAATCAATGAAAAAAGAGAACATGTGGAAGAAATGACAAAAATAATCTCAAGGTTCTCAAAATCTAACGTTTTTATAGCAACTGATGATGATAGAGAGGGAGAAGCTATCGGTTGGCATATCTGTGTGCAATTCAACTTACCTGTAGAAACAACAAAACGGGTATTATTTCACGAGGTAACAAAGGATGCGATACAATCATGTGTAAAAAACCCAATATTAATCAACATGAATGTGGTTCATGCCCAACATGCACGTCAGGTTCTTGATATATTGGTGGGTTACAAGATCTCACCGTATTTATGGAAGTATTTGTATAACAATAAAACAAACTCATTGTCTGCAGGGCGTTGTCAAAGTCCAGCATTGCGGTTGGTATATGAGAACAATAATGAAAAAACAGATACGATGGATGAAAAATACAAAATAAGTGCCTCATTTCTACCAAAAAAGTTAAATTTCCAATTAAATATAGACATGTTCTCCAAAAGTGATATTTTAGAGTTCTTAGAAATATCAAAAACACATAAGCACATGTTATCTGTCGGTGGATACAAGAAGTCAACGAGAGAGTCACCAAAGCCGTTTAATACATCAAGATTATTGCAGGTTGCCAGTAATGTTCTCCATACATCACCAAAAGATACAATGTCAATTTGTCAAAAATTATACCAAGGAGGGTTTATAACCTATATGCGTACAGAGAGTATGAAATATTCCAAAGCGTATTTGGAAAAGGCAAGTAGTTACATAAAATCCCAATATAATGAAAAATATATAGGAAATTTGGATAAATTAGAGAACACAGATACAAATAATCCGCACGAGGCGATTCGTGTAACACAAATAGACGTCAGCGTGATAGGAACATGTGAGGATGCACGAATGAATACGATGTATAAATTAATCTGGAAGAACTCAGTAGAAAGCTGCATGTCAGCAGCAGTATATAATGTATCTCAAATAAAAATAACAGCACCAAAGAAAAGTCATTATACATATACAATAGAGATTCCATCTTTTCTTGGATGGAAGAAAATCGGTGAAAAGGGAGAACCTACCGACACCGAAAATAATTTGACAGCATTACGTATGTATTTGCAGAACATAGAAACAAAAAAAGAACCAGTAGATTATAACACAATAATGAGTGAATTACATGTAACAAATAAGCACCGTCATTATACAGAAGCAAGTTTGATAAACAAATTGGAGGAATTAGGAATAGGAAGACCTTCCACATTTGCAACAATCGTAGATACAATCCAAGAAAGAGGGTATGTAAAGAGAACCGACATAGAAGGAATAACAAAGATGTGTGAGGAATACCAATTAACAGGTGAAACGATAACAACAACAAATACAGAAAAAGTATTTGGTGCAGAGAAACAGAAATTAGTCATCCAGTCGGTAGGAATCTTAACGATAGAATTTTTATTGGAGTATTATCAAGAGATGTTCTCGTATGAGTATACAAAAAACATGGAACATGAGTTAGATAAAGTGTGCAGTGGTGAAATAACTGATTGGGCAAAGATATGTCGCGATTGTGTAGCGGAAATAAAGAGTCATTCAAAGCCACTCCGCCAGGTGACGAAACAAACGTATCCAATAGAAGAAGGATACGAGTATATATTTGAAAAGTATGGTCCAGCGATAAAACATACATTAGAAGATGGAACTGTAGAATATATTCAAGCGCGGAAGGATGTAGATTTAGAAAAGATAAAGGCTGGTGAATATACATTAATAGAATTAATAGAAATAACAGAGCGTAAAATTGGTGAGATGGAGAACCTGGATGTATTTATAAAGAAGGGTAGATATGGTTTGTATATAGAGTATGGGGAGAATAAGATAAGTGTAAAAAAGGCAGGTGCAACCTTAGAAACATTTACAATGGAAGATATGAAGGAATGTATAGAACCGGCAAAAGAAAAATCGGTATTACGAGAACTGAATGAACATATGGATATACGAAGGGGTCAATATGGTGCATATGTGTATTATAAGACCCCCGAAATGAAAAAGCCGAAGTTTTTGAACATTAAAAAATGTCCCCATGGTTTTTTAAACTGTACTGTAGAAACATTGGTAGAATGGTTATGTACAACGTATAGTTTACCGACCCCACCATAATATATAAAGGGATAGTATAATAAGAAATGGAATCATCAACTAACAACATAACAAATGTGGTTGAAATTGCAAAGTCAATAATGAATAAAATCGGCGAAAAAATAACTGCACTGTCGTTAACCGTAGGTGATTATTTCAACAAATATTTATTAGGAACAATGATATTATTATATGCATGTGTTACGGATCCATCAAGTAATACAGATATTGGTAAGACAATAAAATATGTATTATATTTGTGTTGTTTTTTGGTATTAATATCAATACTTACAATTAGTATTCCATATTATACATACAAAATGGAAACATCTGGAAAAGATGTGAGTATAAGTGGTAAATATAAAGATTACTTGGATACGTATATAACAACATTAATATGGATAGGAGTATTCTTGTTAATACTGGTATTATCATACGTAGTTCATATAAAGGAGTACATCTCAGGTAAAAGTATAATAAGATTAATAGGTATTTCGGGATTGGGTCTAACTGGTGCATCAATAGTATCAATATTTCAAGCATTACCATTTATAAACATAAAACGCAGTATGATAATATAAGAATAATGCGTATAAAAGCATAATAATATATATTCATAATATTAAATGAAATATTATGAAACAAGTTTTGTAGAATATGTTCAGGCGGTAGAAAGGTATAATATTCATCCAGAATTATGTGAAACATTTTCAAAATTTCCAAAAGATATATATAAACTGGAGAATTTGATATTGTATGGACCATCTGGTGTTGGTAAATATTCACAGTTATTGAGGCAATTAACGAATTATAGTCCAAGTGGGTTAAAATATGACAAACGTATTACAGTGGCAACCGATAAACAAGAGTATATATATCGTATAAGTGATATACATTATGAAATAGATATGGCGTTATTGGGATGTAATTCAAAGACGTTATGGCACGAGGTATTTTTCCAAATAATAGACATAGTATCGGTGAAACAAGAAAAGATAGGTATAATCGTTTGTAAAAACTTTCACCAAATCCATACAGAATTATTGGATATATTTTACAGTTACATGCAACAGTATAATCATTCTCATACAAGTATTTTTATAAAATTCATTCTAATAACCGAACAATCAAGTTTTTTACCGATGGCCATACAAAATAATTGTCATTTGTTGCACATTGGTCATCCAACAAAAGATGCATATAAACAAATAACTCCATTAAACCCCAATGATGGGACTGTAAATACGTTTATACAACGTATATCAAAAAATACTATAACTCCCGAATCAAAAAAATTAATATCAAATCAATTAAATAATATAGATACCGAGAACATTTTAAACCTGAAAGAGATAAAACAGTTTGATTTATTTACACAATATGAAAAAAACGGTCCGATTCCCGAAGATATATTTGACATTGTATGTAATCAGATAATCAATGAAATTTCAACGATTAATCAAAATAAATTCATTGAATTGCGCGAGGCACTATATAATATATTAACTTATAATTTGGATGTACCAGAATGTATTTGGTATATAATAACTCATTTTATAAATACGGGAGAATTAACTGATACTGCAATATCGGCTATATTGGAACGTATGTATATCTTTTTGAAATATTATAATAATAATTATCGTCCAATATACCACTTAGAGAGTATTACGTTTTATATAATAACTAAAATTTATAAGTTAGATGAATAAAAAACAAGCATATAAATGTTTAGATTTAGATATAAACAACCAAAATATAACAATTGATGATATAAAGCGTCAATATAGGTTAAAGGCATTGACATATCATCCCGATAAGAATTCAAGTCCAGATGCAACAACCCGATTTCAAGAAATACGTGAAGCATATGAATATGTATTAAAACACGAAGGGCATGCAGATTATGCAGATGATGACAACATCAATGATAATTTATACAGTTCAAGAGATGGTTCTTATAGAAGTATATTTATGTTATTTATGAAGAAAATATTAGAGAACGATTCCAATCAAACAGCATTTTTTAGTATAATAAATCGTATAACTAATTTATGTGAGGATAAAGCCATAGAAATGTTGAAACAATTAGATAAAACAGTATTAATAAAAACGCATATATTATTAGAAAAATATAAGAAAGCATTTCACATAACAGAAACGTTAATAGATAAAATCGCGATGCTAATACAAAATAAAAATGAGAATGACGAATGTATTTTATTGAATCCAACTCTTGGTGATTTATATGAGAACAATTTGTATAAATTAAACGTAAATAGTGAAACCTATATAATACCACTATGGCACCATGAGTTGGTATATGAGTGTGGAGAAAATGATTTGTATGTAAATTGTATACCAGATTTACCGAATAATATAGATATAGATGAAAACAATAACATCCATATATATGTTGATTATAACATCCATGATATATGGAATCGGTCATTAGTCCATGTAAATTGTCATACGGAGTGTTTTCCAGTCCAGGTAAGTGCATTAAAAATGATAGAAAACCAAACGATACTATTTGCAAACAAGGGAATAACAAAAATAAATATGAAAGATATATATGATATAACAAGTAATGGGGATGCATATATCCATATCAAGTTATCATTACGGTAGGTCTCGTGGAATAATTTTATCAGCATAATAATGTCGTAAAACCTCAACATTATTAATTATATCCATTACAGGTGCATATACTAGATTATTTTCGTTAAGTTCTTGTAGTAGCATTTTATTTGTATTATCGTTATTTTCATCATCATCTTTTTCATAAAAAACAAAGAGATTTCTACAAAATAGGTGAAATTCCTTAATTACGACTTCATTTGGCGTATTGTACATGTTAATTAATGCTTTTTGAATAATAGGGTTACGTGGAGTGCAGCCAATAAACCCTTGAAAAATAGTACCTACAAAATGGCTTGAATTAACTGAAAAAAAGGTATAATTTTTTACAATGGTGTCAATATTCACTAATAACATGGCATCGGTGTCCATATATACACCACCGTAAATGTATAAAAAATAGTATCTAAATAGGTCTGCTCTGTGTTCGCCGTAATTAAATGAATAAAATTTTTCGGCAATATTAGGTAATTCACGTATTGGATTTTCCTTAAAAAACTGAATGATTTCTTCGTCGTTATAGTGTAGATATTTCCATTCGGGTATTTTGGTTTGTATCATATCAACAACATATTGTTCTGGTTTAGCTCTGGATGTTTGAACAAATATTTTTGGAATTTGCATTATTATAATTATATCTATTATAATTATATTAAATGAACGTCTAATCGTCATAACTTAAAAAGTTGAAATATTCCAGGACGTCGGCGTATTATACGTAACACTGGTTTATTGCCATTTATAAGTTCTCCATTATCATAATCATTATCACTATCACTATCACTATCATCTTCTATAATATATGTTTTTTTGGGTAATTGTAACCATTGACAAAATGATTTCTTTTTAAATTTCCCTCTAAAATTAGGTTTTTCCTTTATCATATCAACCATAGCAATCATAATATAGTTATCTATATTATCTTTGATTAATAATACTTAATTCATCAACAGTGTATATTTAATATCAGTATTATTATATATCTATGAATAATTGTAATAAAATAAATTTAGAATTATTCTCCCAATCGCATTATACATATATTAATCAAATATTTGGAGATAAAACAATTCGTGAAATCATTAAAGAAATGTATGCACCACGTGATTGGGATTTTGTAGTAGAAGATGCCACCGAAGAGTTTGAGTATTCAAAGCATCATACATTAGAAAAAAAAGGGAAAAATGGAGAAATTATAAAATGGTGTAGTGTAGACGAAGGATTACAAAATACGAATATCAACAAAAATGACTCATTGTGTCAAAGTTATACTCTATTAAAGTATTTGAATAAACCTATTGAAAAAAATATGAAAAACCGACAAATGGAAATGATAAAGATGTATAAAAATATAATAAAACGAGATTATTTTAAAGACGAACTCCGTGGAATGGTAGAAATAATGAAACGAAAAATAAAAAATACAAAACGAAAGGACCATCCCGCGTTATGGAAAGATTATACATATGATAAGCCCGAACCATATTTGAACAAGGATTATAATGCAATATATGCTGAAATACAGAGTGTGTTGGACAAGTGGGAAAAATATGGGTACAAGCATTTCATAAAAGATGGAATGTGTCCCGTGAAGAAATAATGGATGAAGTTACAACATTTGCATGACTTACAATATGATATTATTTTTGATATCATATTATTTATATATTCCAATAAAAAACATTTGGAGTTTTTATGCTTAGGTGATTGAGTAATTGCTTTGCTTTTTTCTATTTTCTGTTATTTAATTAAATTCTTTTTATTTGATTATATTTGTGCTTTTTCTATTTTCATTTTTGGTTGCTATTTTTATTATTATATATAAATTTTATGCGGCAACTGCCTTCTTCTTGACAACCTTCTTCTTAGGTGCTGCTACTGGTTCTGCCTGTGAAACTTCTTCAACAGGGGCTGGGGCTGCCTTCTTGACAACCTTCTTCTTAGGAGCGGGTGTAGGTTCAGGTGCAACTACCTCTTCAGCTTCCTCCTCCTCTTCATCACTGTCTTCAACGTTAGTATCAACAACTGTAGGTGTGCTTGCTGGAAGAGGTACACCCTCATCGTCATCGGCATCATTAACTGGTGCTGCTGATGTATCCATAGAATTAATTTCATCTGTGGATAGCTGAATATGGCACTTACCATAAACACTGATGACTTCCTGAGGCTTGACAACACATTGGTTGACCTTCCAAGTAACTCCCCATCCCTTGCCACCAAACCATAGTCCACCACACTGCAATACAGTTGCTACTTGGCTCTTCTTTGGTACAAAGTCCATAGGAGTCATATTCTCATTGTCACAAGGAAACAATAGATTGGATGAGGTATCATAGACCTCAACCCCCCACTTATTATTATAGTTGGGTACACGTGCACGAATAGTAGGCCCCTTAGTAAGGTCAACCTTCTTAGTAAGCTTATCTTTAGCATACTTCAAGAAAGGGAAGAAATTATGCTTAACGACCTCTCTGGACAAATCCTCACCAAACCAAGCATCGCTGTACTTAACTGCATCGTCAAGAATTTGATTCTCAAATGCCTTCAGCTTTGCCAAAAAGAGAGAGGATGCGGGAGTAGTATAATCATCGCTGGGAAATACCAAAGACATACTAAACTTACCATCCGACTCTCCGGTCTTTTCATCAACAAAATCACTAATTCCCCATGTCATCATGAGAGGAGTAGAAATATGAAGTGAACGATTAGATTGTGTGCTAATAACATTAATTGACTTTCCACCGCGGTCATTAATCTTAGGTTGCATGTAGCGAATTGCGGAGGTATCCCAATCACTGTTGTTCAATACGATAGGTGTAGCAGGCTTAGACATTGTAAATATAACGAACTATATATAAGTATACAATATATTAGACCATTGGCTTTAAATCAATTTTTCACATATTATAATCATTAAGCATTTGAAAATATATTTTAGCTGCAAATATGGTGTATTTGTATATAATTAAATAAAAATATAAATATAGTAAAAACTACTAATAAATAATGTATATAGATAGTATAATACAAGAAATATATAAAAATGTCAACAACCGACCCTGCAGATATAATAAATACAATTATATTAGAAGAAAATATAATAGTTGCCATACCCAAAAAGACGAAAAAGAAAGAAAAAACTGTACGAAATAAATTACAAGCGTTTACATATACAGATTATGTAAATACCAACATTATAATGAAATCCTATACAATACCAATTTTAAAGGAAGTATGTAAAGCCCAAAATTTGCATTATTCTGGTAATAAAGGTGTATTAATAGAACGAATTACCAAGTTTTTTGAACGGATAACAAATGCAATTATTGTACAGAAATATACTCGCAGACAATTTGTAAAAAAAATAATAAACAAAAATCACGAATTCAATGAACAACGTAATAAATGTACAAATGTTACAGATTTTTCAACAATGGAACCATTAAATGAAATAAGTAACGAATATTTTTATTGTTATACTGACATAGACAAGTTTGTATATGGATTTGATATAACGTCGTTAATAGCAATGTTACGTAAAACGCGCAAGTTATTTAATCCATATACACGAACCCCGTTTACAAAAAGGAATAAAAATGAAATAATAAACTTGTATAATTTATCATTGTTAGTTTACCGAGAAATGCGAGAGACAAATGAACCATACATAACCGATATACAAAATAATAATAGACGGAATCTACCTCGTTATCGTAATTTAATACATAGAATATCAAATCAACTAATTAATTATGATAATAGAGAGGTTAGTTCTTATTTGAATTATCGTCCAATTGGAAATATAGAAACAATTCCACCTGTATACCACGAACAATATCAAGAATTGGTAAATATGCGTCAACGACCAATAGACGACCGTATTACCTCATTATTTATAGAAATAGACAGTTTAGGTAACTATACAGACCAATCGTGGTTTACTAATTTATCTCATATACAATATGCACAATTATATCGGTGTTTTTATGACATCTGGAATTTTCGCGGACAAATCTCATATGAAATGAAAAATGATATATGTCCAGTACATGGTCCATTTGATGGTATATTTCCAAATTCGGTAAGACATATGGATTTATCTACATCCGCATTAAAAACCGCATGTTTGATTGTTTTTGAAAATTTAGTATATAGTGGAATAAATGTTGAAATACGTAAAATAGGTACATTATTGGCATTGACATCAATAACTGTTATTTCCCCACGTGCACGTACTGCATTACCATGGTTATATGAATCAATGATTTATTAAATGATATATATAAAGGTTCTAAATTTTATACTAAATAAATATAAAATTTATATTATACGCATTTTATGAACTGTGTTCAGTCTGTAATATATTTAGAAATCTTTAATTTATATATATTAGTGTAAACATACTTAAACCCATCGTTTGTATGTAGTATATAAACCCAGAATGGTTAGAGCATCTAAGACAACTACTGATTCCATCGCCCCCACCCCTGCCCCCGCCGCCAAGGCAAAGACCACCAAGAAGGCCGTCGCCGCTGCTGCCCCACCTGCTGCCCCAGTTAATGAGGTCAAGCTAACCCCTGCTGCAGATGCAGCCCCTGCTCCTGTTGTTGTAGAGACTCCTTCCATCATTCTAAAGATGGCTGAGTTCAGTTCAAAGTTGCAGCAACTTGCTGGTCTATTTGTCACGGTTAAGAGTGATTACAAGACCCTTGAGAAGGCAATGGCCCGTGAGATGAAGATTGCAGCCAAGGCCTCCAGTAAGAAGCGTCGTAACACAGGTGACAGAAAGCCCTCTGGTTTCGTCAAGCCCACTGCTATCAGTACCGAGTTGGCTAACTTCCTTGGTAAATCCGTTGGAACTGAGATGGCTCGTACTGAGGTAAGTAAGGAGATTAATACCTATATTCGTTCCCATAATCTTCAGGATAAGGACAATGGTCGTATTATCCACCCCGATGCTAAGCTAACCAAGTTGCTTAACGTTGCCAAGGGTGATGAGCTCACTTACTTTAACCTCCAACGTTACATGAAGCATCACTTCCAAAAGGCTACACCTGCTGTAGTTGCATAAACAAAAAATAGAAATCCCCATAAAAATAATAAAAAATAGAAATCCCCATAAAAATAATAAAAATTAGAAATCCCCATAAAAATAATAAAAATTAGAAATCCCCATAAAAATAATAATGAATCTATTAGTACCCGCTATAAAAAATAAATATTACTTCCAATAATCTTTATTTCAACTCAATATAAAGATAAATCATCTATAATATTACATGGAAATTAAACAAAGTTCCGTTAATGAAGGTCTTGGATTACACACAAAACATTTTCACAATAAAGGTGATATTATATTTACATTATCTGGAACAATAAATACATTTCCAACACGCGAGTCCATATATATTGGTAATGGGCACCACATATATGATAAGTGGGGTATATATATGAATCACTCATTTACACCAACTACCAGTATAGATGGTACGGGTGTATATGCAATAGATGATATACAACCAGGAACAGAATTATCATTTAATTATAATGAAAGTGAATTAACAATGGCAGAACCATTTGAGGTAAATGGTGTGATTGTTTGTGGATTAAAACAAGAATAATATTGATAACATATTACAAAAATATGTTATCACATAAAAAACTATATACATTGAGAACATCAATTTTACATATTTGTGTATCAAAATTAAAGTATATAAAGTTCTATATTCAAATACTTATATAATGGATAGCAATATTGAAAACATAAATATATTTGATGAATTCGGTAAATATGTGAAGAAAGTAACGCCTGTTATTTACATTTTAACACCTTGTTTTGGTAGTGTATGTTTTGTGAATTATATAGAGTGTCTAATGAAAACAAAAGAATTATGTAGAGAATTTGGAGTTAGGTTGGAGGTTTTATTTTGTAAAAGCGATAGTTTAGTTACTCGTGCACGAAATAATCTAATTGCAAAAGCAATGAGTGATCCTGATATGACCCATATTTTGTTTATTGATAATGATATAACGTGGATTCCAATAGATATAATGAAGTTATTGATATCAGATAAACCAATTATTGGTGGTATATATCCATTAAAAAAATATAATTTGGATAAACTGGTACCAACCGAAGAACAGCCGAATCAAGTACAAGATATGATTGATGTAAAAAATAATTCACATCTGCACGAAATTAATGATACAGATGCTATAGAAATGAACTTATTGACGTACAATGTGAATTATATTTCAAAAGAAGTCAAAATAAAAAATAATTTAACTCAGGTAAAACATGTTGCTACCGGATTTATGATGATACAGCGAAATGTAATAGAAAAAATGACAAAATCATATTCTGCAACCAAGTATACAGATGATGTTAATTTTCTAACAGCGGATGAAAATAAATATGCATATGCACTATTTGACTGTGGTGTGGTGGATGAGCATTATCTATCCGAGGATTGGATGTTTTGTAATCGTTGGACATTAATAAATGGTGAGATATGGATAGATATCAGTATAAATTTAACACACACTGGAATCCATGACTTCAAAGGTTGTTATATGTCATCACTTCTTAGGTAAATACAAATCCTTCTTTTTCCATAATATCATGTATTAGATTATTATTACGATTCTTCAATATAATTTTAAGATTTTCTAATGACAAGTCTTGGTTCGTTTGATATATGGTAAACAGTTGACATATACTACGTAAGTTATCTATATCAGTTATATAGTCGCTGTTATCCAATAACCATTCATAAAATTGTGGTGGTTCCGTTATCGTATTACCTGTTAAAGCCAACTTATATTTACTATACCACGAAATAGTATCATCCAATGATGTTAGGGTATTCGTATTATAATCAGTTCCAGATAATACCATGACCTGTTTAAAATGTTGCTCGGTCATACATAATTCTTTCAAAATAATTGGCGTTTCATACAAAATAACCGTTTTGTGTATTAAACTAATATTTCGCAAAACTCGTGTACACCCATATACAAACATATCCATATCATCGCTTAAACATGCCCATGCTTTCCCGGATTTTACCATATATGCACAAATTTCGTCTGCCTCGTGTGTTGAATCATAATACATAATACCAAATGCTGTTAATAATTCTTTTACACGTACTTTGTCTGTATTCTTTACACGAACAAATTTATGTTTTAATTCAATCAATGCTTGCATCATATGTTTTTTCTCGTTTTTATTATCTGTATGTTCATATTTAAACAATAACTCACTATATTCATTTTCAGCGTTTTTTTTTTCCTCCTTGCGTTGTGTAATTAAGTCATATTTTTCAGGCGGAGGTTTGCCATCAAACACAAAGAATGGAATAATATTATTTAATAATAGAATTGTTATTAATTGATACATATTTTCAATTAATGCATCATCTGCCATATATTTATACATGTAAATGCTTGCATCAATAACAACTCGTTTTCCATGAATTTGATGTATTTCTATTTTACGTATGGCATTTTTACTACAATTTTCTTTTAAAAACCGGTTTAAATGTTTAATTCCCATTTTTGGTTGTATTTGACTATTTATGATTACCAATATAACATTTAGTACGAATCAATTTTATATAAATATTTTCTAAACATACTTTAAGTATGCTAACAGATACATCTGTCAACCTTTTACCATATATTAAAAACAATTTAGAACCCATATATGACGTAAAACCTACGGTGTTTTCACCAGGTTCAACCAAAATGTTATCATTATTATTTAATCGGATTGCCTATGCATATGAAAAATGGAAGCAGGTTTGTAATAATATTACAATTACTAATATAAGTAATATTGATTTTGATACCTCCAATTATCCAGATGAAATACAAAAATCGTTGCAAGATAATATTAAGCATTATTACAATTGTCGTTTTACAATTAATGACCGTAATATTGTTGTACATATAGGAACTCCTCTTTATTATAATAAACAAAAACTAAAGAGTATAGTTCGTCGTATATATATGTGGTTAATTATTGCAAGTTTTTTTGCAGACGATAAATGTTCTCAATCACTTAATATATTTTTGTCATTAACACCCGATAAAAAACAATTGCCAGAAATAGATAGTGATGATTTGGACCGTATACATGTTAATACTGCATATACATTTGCATGTAAACAAAACAATGTAATTCATATATTTCGTGAGGAGGAATGGTTTAAGGTATTTATCCATGAAACATTCCATAGTTTTGGACTTGATTTTTCTGAGTTCAATCACAATAGTACAAATAAACAAATATTATCCATATTTAATGTACTCGCTGATGTGCGTATATTTGAAACATATTGTGAAATGTGGGCTGAAATTTGTAATGATATGTTTATTATATTTTTTTCCACCAAATGGAATGACACCCAACAAAAATGGCTTGACCAATGTATAAAAAAACTATCAAACATGATACATAATGAACAATTGTTTTCTATGTTTCAAAGTTCAAAAATTCTTTCTCACTTCAATATGAAATATACAGATTTGTTAAGTAATACACATGATAAATCGCCAAATCCAAACTATAAAGATAAAACTCATGTACTGTCATATTATATTGTTAAAAGTATTTTTATGTATAACATAGACTATTATATAAGAGAATGTATCAATATTAATGGGTTTACTATTAATTTTAACAAGGAACCATCTAAGTTAAACGGCAATATGCAAAAATATTGCAATATTGTAAAAAAATTACATAATGATTCTACATTTATAGAAAATATGAATCGTACAATAGATAATGTACCAGACTCTATACAAACCTCTCTTAGAATGTCTGCATACGAGATGAAATAAAAAAAGACTCCCCATAGTCTCTTTTTATTTTAATTTTTAATTTTTATAATGTTATAGTTTCTTATGCATAATGAGAGAGTGATTCTGTTCTTTTCATAGCGGGTTTTTCCAGGGTATATTCATCAATATGATTAGTAGAAATATCCATATTTGATGATGTATCATTAGAATACATAGAGCGATAGTAATCTAACTCAGTTTGCATATTAGAAACCATAGAATGCAGGTAGGCATTTTGAGATTGAATTTGTTGGTTTGCATCTTGAATTGTAGACATCTCTTGCTCCAGACGCTGGTTTTCAGCATACAACTGATGAATATTCCAATCACACTCAGTCTCCTCAATCGGCTTATGATTGATACGAATATCAAAATAGCCAGGTCGGGCTGGGTCAGTAATATCCCCGCTATGTTGATAGAAATTACACCTTTTTCCCTTATACATATAACCCTTCTGTCTAAACTGCCCGTATGTATTCAACTTTTGGCGTAAATTCTGAGCAGTCTGGGTGTCATACCAATACTCAAAATGTACAAACGCGGCCTTAACCGGTGTAGATGAGTTTGGAATATCTCGGTCAACGTAGTCAATTCTACGAACTTTTCCAATACGAAGAAGCTTTTCAAGAAAATCTCTCAAGAACTTCGGTTGAAACTTATGAATCATATCATTATGATTCTGGAGTACCAGTTTATCCGATAATACAGGAATGTAAATACTGGTCCAATCTCCCTCCTCCAACGCCATGCGAGTAAATTCTCTTGGGCGGTCAAACAGCAATTCCTCCGCGGGGGGAGGAGAAGGTACTTGTTCTTGCTGTTGTTCTGGTTGTTGCTCTCCTTGAGCCCCCTCATTTGTTCCAATACTCATCGCGCAGTCACAATCATTTCCAGAAAGTTCCTCAATGGTCATTGGGTCAGTAGCAGTGTTAATCATTATTCTTACAAGAAGTGTGTTAAAAGATACAACCAACTAATATGTGATATATAAATCAATTTTT